TAATGGAACTGATGTGGGTAAATTTAAAGTTGCTAGTGCAGGTGTAAACCACGCTGTTCAAATAGGTAGTATTAGTAATAACGAAGTGCAATTTCACACTAACAATAGTGAAAAAATGCGTATTACGTCAGCAGGAAACGTAGGAATAAACATAACAAATCCAGGTCAAAAACTTACTGTTAGTAGCGATGGTAGCGGTACTTCAGATGTAGTTAGAATTAATCATGGTAATGGTAGTCACACTGGCTATGGGTTAAGTATTAGATCAGGAAATACAGGTAATGCACTGCATATTGACGGGACATCTGGTAGTGGTTTTGCAACAATAACATCAGCTTATAATTCAAATCCTTCGCTTCAAATATCTGGTGATGTTGTTGCTTTTGCTTCTTCTGATAAAAGATTTAAAGATAACTTAGAAGTTATTAAAAATCCTATAGATAAATTACAACATTTAAATGGATATACTTTTGAATGGAATAACAAGCAAGATGTTTACAAAGGAAAAGATTATGGAGTTGTTGCTCAAGAAGTAGAAAAAGTAGCTCCTGAGTTAGTAAACACTAGGTTCGATGGTTATAAAGCCGTTAAATACGAAAAATTAGTACCCTTATTAATTGAGAGTATAAAAGAATTAAAGCTTGAAATAGAAGAACTTAAAAAACAAATAAAATAATGACCTTACCAGCATCAGGATCTTTATCAATTGGCGCTATAAATGTAGAGATGGGTAGAACTAATACCACACAAAATACAAGTTTATCACAATTGTCTGATGGAACTCATGGAACTATAAATGTAGCTAATTTAAATGAAAATAAACCAGATGCATCTCTACCTCATGTTATGAGCGAGTTTCATAAGTATGAACATGTTGTTACTGTAAACGCAGTACCTGGATCTTTTAGTCAATTTTCTAGTAGTTCTCACAGTAGCGCAGGAACTATTACTGTTACTCATGCAGAACACTCTACTTTTTATGTTTCTTCAAAACCTAGTTGGGTTACTATAACTTCAGGAAACTTTGGAAGTAGTTTAAAAGATACTGGAGATGGTAACGTAACATTTAACGTGTCTGCTAATAGCGGTAGCGCAAGAAGTGGAAACATAGTAATAACTTATGACGTAGGCACAACAGGTGGAGGTTTAGGTGATGCAAACACTACAACTACAAGATCTGTTTCTGTTAGTCAAGCTGGAACTTCTAGTGGAGGTGGTGGTAACCAAGGCGGTGGACCAGGCGGTGGTGGAGGTATACCACCAGGTGGTGGTGGAGGAGAAGCACCATAAGAAATTTAAAATAACAGTAAATACTGTAATTATAATTACATGCGGTAAAACCGCTTTATAAATATAAAATTTGTTTAACCTTTAAATTTAAATAACATGGCATTAAAAGGAGCTTATGATTACAAAGGTATCGCTATAAGTGATGCGTATGTAAAAATATCAAACGTAAATTGGAGCTGCAATCAAAGTTCTGAACAATACGTAAAGACAGCGGCTGTGTTCAATTCTGATGGTACAATTAAAACCCCTGAAGTAACTGATACTAGATGGGTACAAAATACTTTTGGAAATTGGCATGCAAATGTTTATAAAGATAAAGCAGCTAGAGATGCAAATCCTAACGAACATATCTGCTCAATTAGCGGATCTTTTGATATGGACTTGAAAGACAGCGCTAAAAATCCTGTAAAACAGGCTTACGTTGCAGTAAAAGCAATGGATCTTTATAAAGATATGACAGACGCGTAGTAGCTATGAAAATAGCTATTTAATATTATTATATTGTATGTAATAATATTATTATAAAATTTTAACACTTTAATAAAATAAATTATGAATAAAGAAGTAAAAAAAATATCTGAGGAGCAGTTAACAGAGCTTCAAGGACACGTTAATAAAATTAACCAAGCGCAATTACAGCTTGGTGGCTTAGAATCTCAAAAACATAATTTACTACACGCTGTAGTAAAAATGCAGACTGAGTTAACTGAGCTTCAAGGTAAATTAGAGGAAGAATATGGTAAAGTAAGTATTAATATACAAGACGGAACTATTGCAGAAATTCCTGAAGAAAACGTGGAAAATGAAGCTAATAAGGAAAATTAGTATAGGCAAAGATTATAAAAATGACGCAATGCATTACTCCGTAGGCCAAGAAGTCTACGGAGGGCACGTCATTTGTGATATAGTTGAAGGCGAAACAAAGTATAGTATTTTTATAGAAAAAAATAAAGATGTTATTCCTTGGAAAGATTTTAACAAAAATATGGCTATATCAGTAGAATATAATCTTGAATATTAATGAAAAGTACGTTTTATTTTTTAATAAAACCTAAAGCGAAGCGATATAACAATACTAAGCAAGTTGGTGATAAAGAACTTATTTTAAATACTGAAATATTTTCACATCAATATATTAGTAGACAAGCTATTGTTGTAGGTTTACCTACGCAATTTAATACGCCTATAAATATTGGTGACGAAGTTATTGTTCATCATAATGTTTTTAGAAGGTGGCATAATGCTAGAGGTGAAGAAAAAAATAGTAGCAGTTATATAAATGAAAATTTATATAAGGTTGATGATATGCAATTATACGCATATAAAAATAACAACACTTGGAAAGCTCTTCCAGGTTATACTTTTGTAAAACCTATAGAAAATGGTGTAGGTGAAGTACAATACTCTGATGTTTACAAACAAGGTGATATAGTTAGTTATTTACCTGTAGGTGAATATGAGTTTATGATTGATGATCAAAAACTATACAGAGTAAAAACAAATTTTATTACAATTAAATATGAATACAAACCAGAAAAAAAAGAGCATAATAGAAGCTGGGTATAAAGCAGTTGATGAATTGATCAAAGTGGCAAAAGAGAAAATCGTCGATTCTGATGACGATGTTTCTGCTGATAGACTTAAAAATGCTGCAGCAACAAAAAAATTAGCTATATTTGATGCTTTTGAAATACTTAATCGTATAGAAGAAGAAAAAAATATATTAGAAGATAAACCAAAAGAAGAAAGTAAACCTAAATCTTTTGGTGGTTTTGCAGAAAGAAGATCTAAGTAATGTACGAACAAAGCTTATATAAAATAATAGAACCTATAAGGGCTAATACAATTAAACGTCTCAATAAAAGTAAAAAATGGGAATATGGTTATAACAAAGAACATGATGTTGTTGTTATATCTAAAGATGGTACTATAGGTGAAATATATAATATACAAAATCTTAAAATAGCATTACCAAAACAACCTAAAAAAGTTCACAGGTTTAATAGTGACAAATGGGAAGTAACTCAATATCCAAAAGCTCTTGAAAGAATCAAGACTATATTTGATTGGAGAGATTATCCTAATAGTTTTAAAGATAAGTATATTGATTATATTGAAAATGAATTTAGAAGAAGAGAAAGAGGTTTCTGGTTTTATAACAAAAACACTCCTTGTTATATTACTGGTACTCATTACATGTACCTCCAATGGTCAAAAATTGACGTCGGACACCCTGATTTCAGAGAAGCAAATAGATTATTCTACATTTTTTGGGAGGCCTGCAAAGCGGACCAGAGAAGTTATGGAATGTGCTATCTCAAAAATAGACGCTCAGGCTTTTCTTTTATGGCATCGGGGGAAACAGTTAACAGTGCCACAATATCTTCCGATTCACGCTTTGGGATACTGTCCAAATCTGGTCCCGATGCGAAGAAAATGTTCACGGATAAAGTTGTCCCAATTTCAGTTAACTATCCATTCTTCTTCAAACCTATCCAAGACGGTATGGATCGACCTAAGACAGAACTGGCGTACAGAGTACCAGCATCTAAACTTACCAGAAAAAACATTACCACCTCTTCCAGTGATAAACCAGAAGAGCTCACAGGGCTCGATACAACTATCGACTGGAAAAATACCGGTGATAATTCGTATGACGGAGAAAAACTCAAACTCCTCGTCCATGACGAATCAGGCAAGTGGGAAAGGCCAAACAACATCCTCAACAACTGGAGGGTCACAAAGACAACATTAAGGTTAGGTAGTAGAGTTATAGGTAAGTGTATGATGGGATCAACATCAAACGCTTTAGATAAAGGTGGTGACAATTTTAAGAAATTATATTATGACTCAGACGTCACAAAAAGAAATCGCAATGGACAGACTAGCTCGGGATTATATAGTTTGTTCATACCTATGGAATGGAACTACGAAGGATTCATTGATGCTTATGGTATACCTGTATTCGATACGCCAGAGCAAGAAGTTGAAGGACCGTACGGTGATTTTATAGACGTTGGTGTTATAGATCACTGGCAAAATGAAGCAGACGGTTTAAAAAACGATCAAGATGCTTTAAATGAATTTTATAGACAGTTTCCAAGAACTGAAGAACACGCTTTCAGAGATGAAACTAAAAATAGTATATTTAATTTAGCTAGAATATACGAGCAAATAGATTATAATGATTATAATAAAAAACCTATAAAAGGTAATTTTCAATGGAAAGATGGTGTTAAAGACACACAGGTTGTTTTCTCACCAGATTTAAGTAACGGAAGATTTAATATATCATGGGTACCACCATTAGATTTACAAAATAAATATGTTGTAAAAAATGGTTTGAAATATCCTGGTAATGAACACATAGGTGCTCTTGGTTGTGATAGTTACGATATATCAGGAACTGTTGATAAAAAAGGATCAAAAGGTTCTTTACATGGTTTAACTAAGTTTAGCATGGAAGATGCTCCACCTAATAAATTTTTTTTAGAATATATAGCTAGACCACAAACAGCAGAAATATTTTTTGAAGATGTATTAATGGCTTGCGTATTTTATGGTATGCCAATATTAGCAGAAAATAATAAACCAAGATTATTATACTATTTAAAACGTAGAGGATATAGAGGTTACTCTATGAACAGACCAGATAAAATATGGAATAAGTTATCTGTGACTGAAAAAGAAATAGGTGGTATACCTAACTCAAGTGAAGATATAAAACAAGCTCATGCTGCGGCTATTGAAAGTTATATCTCACAACACGTTGGTGAGTCTGACAAAATACCATTTAATAGCACTTTAAATGATTGGTCTAAATTTGACATTAATAATAGAACAAAGTTTGATGCTACTATTAGTTCAGGTTTAGCTATTATGGCTTGTAACAGACATTTATATACACCAAAACAAGAGAGATCAACTACAACAATAAATTTTGGTTTCTCAAAATATAACAATAAAGGAACAGTATCAAAAATAATAAATAATGATTAAAACAAAAGGTAAATCTAGTTTTCCAAGTCAGGCAGTGCCTGATGTAGAAAAATCTAGTTTAGAATATGGCTTGCAAGTTGCAAAGGCTGTAGAGTCCGAGTGGTTTAAGCAGGATCAAGGTAGATCAAGATACTACGATACAGCAAACCATTTCCATGAATTAAAATTATACGCAAGAGGAGAACAGAGTATACAAAAATATAAAGATGAATTATCTATTAATGGTGATTTATCTTATCTTAATTTAGACTGGAAGCCAGTACCTATTATACCTAAATTTGTTGATATTGTTGTTAATGGTATATCAGAAAGATTATATAAAATAAAAGCATTTTCACAAGATTCTGTAGCAGCTCAAAAAAGAACTGATTATATTGAAGCTATGGTTGAAGATATGCAGTTTAAAACATTTAAAACAAATGTTCAACAGCAAACAGGTTTAAACACGTTTAATAACGATCCTAATAAATTACCTGAAAATGATGAAGAATTATCAGTGCACATGCAGCTTGACTATAAACAATCAATTGAAATAGCAGAAGAAGAAGCATTAGACAATGTAATGAATTTAAACAAGTATAGTTTAGTTAAAAAAAGATTAGATTATGATTTAGCTGTACTTGGTATAGCTTGTGTTAAAAACAGTTTTAATACAGCTGAAGGAATTAAAATAGAATATGTAGATCCTTCAAAGATTGTTTACTCATATAGTGATTCACCGTACTTTGATGATTTATACTACTTTGGTGAAGTTAGAAGAACAACTATAACAGAATTAAAAAAACAATTTCCTGAAATGACTCAAGAGCAGGTAGAAGATCTTGAGAAAAAATATACAGATTCAAAATACGATAAATATGTTTATTATCCTGAAGATAGCCAAAATTCAAATTATGTAAATGTATTGTATTTTGAATATAAAACTTTTCACAATCAAGTATATAAAGTAAAGCAAACTGCTAGTGGTGCAGATAAAGCTTTACAAAAAGATGATACATTTAACCCACCAAAAGATAATAGAGCTAAATTTGAAAGAGTAGCAAGATCTATAGAGGTTTTATATAGTGGTGTAAAGATATTAGGTCACGATGTTTTATTAGACTGGAAGATGTGTGAGAATATGACAAGACCAAAATCTGATATTACTAAAGTTGCTATGAGTTATAACTTAGTAGCACCTAGGATGTATAAAGGTAGACCTGAGTCTTTAGTTAGTAGAATGACAACGTTTGCTGACATGATTCAGTTAACACATTTAAAAATACAACAAGTAATGTCTCGTATGGTACCTGATGGTGTTTATTTAGATGCTGATGGACTTGCTGAAATAGATTTAGGTAACGGTACTAATTATAATCCACAGGAAGCATTAAATATGTATTTCCAAACTGGTAGTGTTATTGGTAGATCAATGACGCAAGACGGTGATTTTAATAATGGTAAAATGCCTATACAAGAATTACAATCAAGTAATGGTCAAGCTAAAATAGGTAGTTTAATAAACGCTTACAATTATTATCTACAAATGATAAGAGATGTAACCGGTTTAAATGAAGCAAGAGACGGTAGTAAGCCAAATGAAAAATCATTAGTTGGTTTACAAAAATTAGCAGCTGCTAATAGTAACACAGCTACAAAACATATTCTTGACGCTGGTATTTATTTAACACTAAAAACAGCTGAAGCTGTATCATTAAGAGTTTCAGATGTATTAGAATATTCTAACAGTAGAAATCAATTTATTAATTCATTAGGTAGATTTAATGTTGGTACACTAAACCAAGTTAAAGAGTTACACATACATGATTTTGGTATATTCTTAGAGTTAGAACCAGACGAAGAAGAAAAACAAAGATTAGAAAACAATATTCAAATGGCGCTGCAACAAAAAGCAATAGAGCTTGAAGATGCTATTGATATTAGAGAAGTTAAAAATTTAAAACTAGCTAATCAATTGTTAAAACTTAGAAGAAGAAAGAAACAAGAAAGAGATCAAGCAATGCAACAGCAAAATATTAAAGCTAATGCAGATGCTAATGCTCAATCTTCTCAAGCTGCAGCTCAAGCAGAAGCTCAGAAGCAACAAGTTGTAACTGAAAGTAAAGTACAGCTAGCACAAATGCAGAATAAACTTGACATCGAAAAGATGGAAAAAGAAGCTCAAATAAAATTTGATTTAATGGAAAAAGAGTTTGAGTTGAACATGAAGCTTAAAGATGGTGAAAGACAAGTGATTAAAGATAAAGAGAAGTATAAAGAAGATCGTAAAGACGAAAGAACTAGAATACAAGCTACTCAACAGTCTGAATTAATCGATCAAAGAAAAAAAGATTTACCAGCTAAAAAGTTTGAGTCTGCCGGCTTTGACAATTTAGGTGGTTTTGACTTGGAACAATTTGATCCAAGATAAATTTTTATTAATTATATAATATTATATTATGGCAGAAAAAAAAGAAGAGGTTGTAGAACAGTCGTCTGAACAAACTAAAGTTGAAGAAACTAAAGTTGAAGAAACGCCTGTTGAAGAACCTAAAAAAGATACTGGCTTCCAGGAAGACGGTACTTACAAAGTAGACTTTAATCAACAAGAAGAAAATGAAAAAGAAAAAGTTGATGGTAAAGTAAATATAGAGCCTGTTGAAGAAGAAAAACAGGAAGAAATAAAAGAAGAGTTAGTGCTTGAAGAAGTAACTAATGAAGAAGAGCAACCTGAAACTACTGAAGAAGTAGTAGAAGAAGAGGTTGAAGAAAAAATTGAAGAAAAAACTCCAGAAGTGGAACTACCAGAGAACATACAAAAAGTCGTAGACTTTATGAATGAGACTGGTGGAACGTTAGAGGACTACGTTCGCCTCAACGCGGATTACTCAAATGTAGATAACGAAGCACTCTTGCGAGAGTACTACAAATCTACAAAACCTCATTTGTCTTCAGAAGAAGTTAATTTTATGTTAGAAGATAATTTTAGCTACAACGAAGAGACAGATGAACCAAGGGACGTAAAGCGAAAAAAGCTTGCTTATAAAGAAGCGGTTGCACAAGCTAAAAACCATTTGGAAGGTTTGAAGAGCAAATATTACCAAGAAGTCAAGTTGGGTTCAAGGTTAGCTCCAGAACAACAAAAGGCTATAGATTTTTTCAATCGTTATAATGATGAGCAAGTTAAGGTTGAAGAGCTAAACGCAAAACAACAAAAACACTTTAATAAAGAAACTGATAAAGTATTTAATGAGAACTTCAAAGGTTTTGATTTTCAAGTTGGGGACAAAAAATATCGTTACAACGTTAAAGATGCTACGCAAACTAGAGAAGCTCAAAGTGATGTAGTAAAAGCTTTTAGTGGATTTATAAGTAAAGAGAATTTACTTCAAGATGCTAAAGGTTATCACAAGGCTTTGTTTGCAGCGCGTAACGCTGATGCTTTAGCAAATCATTTTTACGAACAAGGTAAAGCCGATGCTGTAAAGCAAATGACCAGTGAAGCTAAAAACATTAATGTTAATAGACAAACTTCAGATGGTCAGGTTAAAATCGGTAACCAAAAAATGAGAGTTATAAGCGGCGATAATAGTTCTAACCAAAAATTTCGACTTAAAAATTATTAAACAAGTTAAACATTAAAAATTAAAAATTATGGCAAACGTAAGTTTTTCTGGCCCACCGCAGGCCAGTTTGTTAAGCCCTGCTTATCAAAAAATGACGTTGGCGTCTAATTATTTAGACATCCAAAACAACGGGTGGACACAACAGTATCTACCTGAATTATACGAGCAAGAAGTAGATAGATATGGTAATAGAACTATATCTGGATTTCTAGCTATGTTAAGTGCTGAAATGCCTTTACAGTCTGATCAAGTAATTTGGTCTGAACAAGGTAGGTTGCACTTAGCTTATAAAGCAACAATCAACTGTACAACTGGTGCTGTCACTTCTATTAAAAATATAGATGACAATAACTTAGCTGAAGCACACGCTGTAAGAAAAGGTGCTACTGTAGTAGCTTCTATTACTGGTGCAGGAGGTACTAAAGTATGCAAAGCAATAGTTGAAGAAGGTATTGAAACATCAACAACTGCTTTAAAACTAAGACCGTATGGTGCTCAAAACTTTGACGACTTAGCAACATTAACTGGTAGTGATACTGCTGTAGCAATTAACTTCTTTGTTTATGGTTCTGAGTTTGACAAAGGTACAGATACTATGCAAAACTCTATAGAGCCTACATTTAAAACTTTTACTAATCAACCAATGATCATCAAAGATCACTTTGAAATCAATGGTTCTGATACTGCTCAAATCGGTTGGATTGAAGTAGCTGGTGAAAGTGGACAAGGTGGTTACTTATGGTACTTAAAATCTTCAGGTGATACTAGAACTAGATTCAATGATTACATGGAGATGACAATGGTTGAAGCTGAAAAAGCTGCTGTATCTAACACAGCTACTGCAAACTCTGAAGTAGGTGTTGCAGGTTCTGAAGGTTTATTCTCTGCTATTGAAAACAGAGGTATTGTAGCTACTAACTTAGTAGATACTAAAACTGATGCTTTAGCAGATTTTGATAGCCTTTTAGCTGAATTAGACAAGCAAGGAGCTATTGAAGAAAATATGCTTTACTTAGACAGATCATCTAATCTAGTATTTGATGACATGTTAGCTGAAATTTCTGTTGGATCACAAGGTGGTACTGCTTATGGAGTATTTGAAAACTCTGAAGACATGGCACTTAACTTAGGTTTCACAGGTTTTAGAAGAGGTTCTTATGACTTCTACAAAACTGATTGGAAATATCTAAATGATCCTTCAACTAGAGGTTTAATATCAGACATTAAAGGAGTTTTAATTCCTGCTGGTACTTCTAGTGTATATGATCAGCAAGTAGGTGCTAATGTAAGAAAACCTTTCTTACACGTCAGATATAGAGCAGGTCAAGCAGATGATAGAAAATTAAAGTCTTGGGTTACTGGATCAGTTGGTGGACCAACTAGTAACAGTATCGATAAGATGGAAATACACTATCTATCTGAAAGATGTTTAGTAGTACAAGCTGCAAACAACTTTGCATTATTAAAATAATTAATATTATTTTTTAAAGAGTTAGGCGCTTCGGCGCCTAGCACTTTATTTTTTTAAACTTTTATTATATTATATCATGGAAAAACAAAAAACAAAAAAACAAAAGCCCACGGAAAAGTGGCAAGTTAAAGATAGATTATATGAGCTTATAGGTGAAGCAATACCTCCGGTTTATATGATGAAATCAAGAGGATTATACTGGTTTGATGAAGAAGCCGGTTATGAAAGAGAAATAAAGTATTGTAGAAACCAACAAACTGTATTTGTTGACGAAATGAAAGGACCACAAAGACTTGGTCATATTGTTTTTAGAAACGGAAACTTGTTTGTTGAAAAAGAACAAACTACATTACAAAAATTTCTTTCACTATACCACCCTGATTCAGGATCGGTATATAAAGAATTTGACGCAGACGTAAAAGCAGAAACAGATATAGACATACTAGAGTTACAATTAGAAGCTATGAATTTAGTTAAAAATCTAGATGTTGATCACATGGAAGCAATATTAAGGTCAGAGATTGGAAATGACGTATCTAGGATGACTTCTAAGGAGCTTAAACGTGATGCTTTTATATTTGCACAGAATAACCCACAATTGTTCTTAGAACTTGCTAATGATGAAAATATCAATATTAGAAATATAGGTATAAAGTCTGTTGAGCAAGGTATAATTAAATTATCTAATGATCAAAGAACATTTAAATGGGGATCAACTGATAAAACATTATTTAAAGTACCATTTGATGAAAACCCATACTCAGCTTTAGCTGCGTATTTTAAAACTGATGACGGTATTGAAATTTTTAAAACAGTTGAGAAAAAACTAAAATAAATCATTTATAGAGTGGTCATCTCTATAGGTGACCACTACTATAAAAAAAAGAAATTATGGCGATTAACGTAAATAAAGTATATAAGTCTGTTTTATCAATACTAAACAAGGAGCAGAGAGGTTATTTAACGCCTGCAGAGTTTAACAATTTAGCTAGACAGGCACAATTAGAATTAGTAGATAAATTATTTTATCAATACAATAAGTTTTTAAATATTGAAAACGTTAACCGTACAAACGAAGGCTATGCTGATTTAGCGCAAAAGATAGAAGAACAAATCGATATTCATTTTGCTCAATCAACTATATCAAGTAACACGTTGGTTATAGGACCAGGCGGTGTTAATGATTTATACAAAACTATTGGCGTTTATAGAACGTCAAAAAATTCAGATTTAAATGGACAAAACATTTTGTTTGAAACAGAAGTAGAAAAAGTAGAAAAATCAAAAGCAGTTTATTTGAACTCTTCTCCATTAACTGCTCCATCAAAAGACTTTCCAGTCTATTATCAAAATCACGCTACAATAATAACTATACCTGCTGATGCTAACGCAACAGAAGTTATAAGATATATAAAAAGACCTGCTAACCCAAGGTTTGGCTATACATTAAATGCTAATTATGGTATTGAGGTGTATGATGACTTAACTTTTGTAAATGGTGGTTTGATAAATAACAAAACATTAGCTAGCACAGCTGCTAACTATACAGAGAGTGGATCATACACTAATGGTACTTATACAACATTTACAACAAGCGGTAGTGGTACCGGAGCTTCATTGACATTAACTGTAGCTGGCAACGATCCAACAACATTAGTAGTTGGTAATGCTGGTAGTGGTTATAAAGTTGGTGATACAATAACATTTAGTGGTGTAGGTGGTAGTGGTACTATAGTATACACTATAAAAGCTGGTGATACATTTGATAGTAGCACTAGAGGTTCAACGGACTTTGAATTACATTTATCACAAGAAACAGAATTAATAATAAGTATTTTGGCTTATGCTGGATTTATATTAAAAGATCCTAGTATAGTTCAAAGTGCTGTTCAGATAGGTCAAGGATCTGAAATGACAAAACAACAACAATAATATGGGATTACTAGGAACAACAAACGCTGAAAATTATTATACCTCAAGTCAAAAGTTTACAACGAGTACGTCACAAGCTTCTAGTGGAGACTATGTACTTACTGTAAGTAACTTACCTGCAGATGAAGATGCTTTTATTGTTTTTGTAAACGGAACTGAAGTTGGTAGAGATAAATACACTTTTCCAAAAACTAATACAAATAATACAATAAACTTTACATCAAACTTACCAGTTGCTGGCGATACTGTTTTAGTTAAATTTACTGATAGAAAATTAGGTGATTATAGATATATAAATCTTGTTGATATTATAAACAATTTTATGTACGGTTATACAGGTGATGGTAAAGTTATTAATAAAGCAAAAAGATCTGATATATTATTTCACGCAAAAAGAGGTATACAAGAGTTTGCTTACGATATATCAAGAGTTGAAAAAATACAAGAAGTAGAAGTTGGACCTGATCTGACCGTAGCTATGCCTCAAGATTATGTGAATTATATTATGCTATCATGGGTTGATACTTCTGGACTTGAACACCCAATATTTCCAGCTGAATATACATCAAGACCAAGTGAGTCTATAGCTCAAGACGCTAATGGAGATTACTTATTTACAAGCCAAGGTGATACTATCACTCAAACAAGATTTAAAGATTTTGATTTAAACTTATATTCAGGTAACTTAGCTAATGATGATTATTATTTATTTACACATTATGTTTCAAATAGAATATATAACAGAAGCGGTAGATATGGTATTGATCCAGTTAAAGCTAATTTTAATGGAGTATTCGTTGTTGATGAAGCAAATGGTCAGTTTGGTTTTAGTAATGATCTATCTGGTAGAATAATAAATATAAAATATGTATCTGATGGTTTAGCAACTGATTCAGAAATGAAAATACATAAGTTAGCTGAAGATGCTATTTATAAATATATTTATCATGCTGTTTTATCTACAAAATTAGGTGTTCCTGAATACCAAGTTATGAGAGCTAAAAGAGATAGAAGAGCTGCTATGAGAAACGCAAAGCTTAGATTATCTGATTTAAATATAAAAGAGCTTACCAATATAATGAAAGGTAAAGCTAAACATATTAAACATTAATTAAATGCCAGAAATAAAAAATAACTTTCTAAAGGGGAAGATGAACAAAGACCTCGATGAGAGACTTATACAAAAAGGTGAATATAGAGAAGCTCAAAACGTAAATATTATAGAATCAGAATCATCTGATGCTAGCGCTATAGAAAATATAAAAGGTAATGTTGCTAAAAATGTTTTAGCATCAATATCAGGTTCTCCAGAAGTTATAGGTTTTGTGCCTGACGTTAAAAATAAAAAAATATATTACTTTGTAACTAATTTTAGTGGAGGTAATAATTTTAATGATAATATAAGAAATATAGATAGAAGCACGTCGGCTGTTTGTAAAATAATACAATACGATACTAGTATACAACAGAACACTGTTCTTTTAGAAGGCAGTTTTTTAAATTTTAGTAAAAATCATTTAATAACTGGAGCGCAAGTTATAGATGATTTATTATTTTTTACAGATGATTATAACCAACCTAGAAGAATTAATGTTAAAAGATGTGTAGAAAGTAACTCAACAACCTACTACACTACTGAAGATGAAATAAGTATAGCTAAATATGCACCTTACACGCCTATACGGTTAGTAAACACAAATGGTGTTTGGGCTAATAGTAATAGCGTTTCATCAAATGTTGCTGCTGATAAAACTAATCAAAATATAAAATCAGATTATTTAAGAGAAAATTTTGTTAGATTTTCATATAGATATAAATATGAAGATGGAGAATATTCTTTGTTTGCACCGTTTACACAAATAGTTTTTGAACCTTTAAACAATGGTGAAATAAAAACACAAGATGGTCAAAGAAACTCTACAACTAACGAGCCTAATGTTCCTATAAGCGCTCAAGATATTTTAAAGAAAACAAAAGTTGATTTGATGCAAAACGCTATCAACAAGGTTATACTAAGAATACCTGTTCCTAATGCTGATGAAAGAGGACATACAACTGATGATTTTCAAAATCAATATACTAATCCATATAAAATATCTGAAATACAAATAGTATTAAAAGAAGCAGATAGCAGAGCAATAAAAGTTGTTAAAAATATAAAAATAAGTGATACTAGTAATATATTTGAAACGTATACTATAAAGCCTAAAAGTGATGGTTCAACAACTTATTTTAGGCAAGTGTTAAAGCATATTTACAGATCAGAAAAACCTTTTCAAGTTTTACCAGAAGATCAAACTACAAGAGTTTATGATCAAGTACCTTTATTAGCTAAATCATTAGAAATAGTAGGTAATAGAGTTGTTTTTGGTAATTATGTAGAAAACTATGAGTTTCCTAAAGATCAAGGTGGTAAAAAAGGTATGAACTACTTTGTTGGTTTATCAACAGCTAAATCAGATGTTGAACATAACAAAACTTTTGGTTTATTGCAAAACACATTTAATGCGTATAGACATCATAATATAAAGCAAAGAAGAACTTATCAAGTAGGTATTGTTTTTGCAGATAAATTTGGTAGGCAATCACCTGTAGTACTTTCGTCACATAGTGGTAATATAACAGACACATTTACAGTTGGACCTGACGTTGAAGATAAAAAAGCAAAATTTAACAGTAACACTTATAGTTGGAGCTCAAATAGAGTTGCTTATGGTCAAGCTTTACAAATAGATTTTCAAGATCCGGTTTTATTTGAAAACGTAAAAGACCTTTACAACGGTAACAAAGCAAGTGCTGATTATAATCCACATGGATGGTATTCATATAGAATTGTTGTAAAACAAACAGAGCAAGAGTATGATAATGTTTACGGTAATTACGCTGCTAACTCATGGAGTAACGTTGGAACAACAGAAACAAGGTTTGATGATAATGGTAACATAAGTAACACAGGATCAAACTCACAGATAATTGATGGTAGGCAAGACTTAACAGCTGGCGGTAGATCTTGGTTTACTCTATATGGTGATAATATAAACAAAGTGCCTAGAAACCCATCAGAACAAGATTTTACAAGAGAAGGTATATCAGGATCAGATGCTACGTTGTACCCTAAAGTAATACCACAAGATGGTGCTGGAAAATCAAAAATGGGTGATGTTAATCAAGAACCTGTAGATGTTATAAGTATTGGTACTGCTATAGAACAAGGTTTATTTTCTGACAATCCCATAATAAAACCAACTACATTAAGCTTAGCTAACAAACCAAGAATATATAACTTTGTATATGGTAAAGACAGAAACCCTTTGGTTGCAGAATTACCTAATTTAAAAGTAGAACCAGTTGGTATTGATAATATAGACATTGATGTAACACAGTCAAATAGTAACACTACCGATACACCTATTGGTTATCCAACAGATGGTAATATTGGTATAGGAGAAAACCCTCAATTTGGATCAGAAGGTTTAATGGTTTTTGAAACAAAACCTTTTGAATCTAAAATAGATATTTTTTATGAAAGTGGTACTTGTGGTTTAGTTCAAGATCTTGATGATCAGTTAGAGGTTACGGAAAATACAGCTAATCCAGATGATATTGAAATAAGTCCAGCTAATGGACAGTTTCCTGAATCAACTGCTATTGGTGGTACTGTTGTAACTGTTTCTGCTGATGATAACACAGGTTCTTCAAATTTAAGTTTTGCAATACAAAGCGCGTCAACAGGTAACGGTCAAGATGTTACAAGTAGATTTAATATAAACTCAAACACTGGTGTTGTTACTTTAGCAGGTGGTTTTAGAAGAACAGATACTACTGCTGATACAATAACTTTAAATGTTGCTGTTTCAGATCCTGACGCTGGAACTGCTTACTCAGCAAAAACATTAACTGTTATGAACTCAGCGCCAACATCAACAGGTCCTTCTAGTGTTAATATACCTAACAATGCTGGTAATAATTATACTGTAGCAACTCTTACTATTAAAAACGGAACTACAATAACTAGCGAAGATCACATTGGTTTATCTGTAACCCACGTATTAGGAAATACTAATTTTAATAATTATTTTAATACATCTATATCAGGTAATATACTAACTATTAAAACAACTTCTCAATGGACTGTTTCTAATGCTAACACGTTTTTTGGAAACTCAAGCTCAAATAGAACTATTACAATTACAATAAATGATGGCTTAAGTACTAATAACACAGTTACTGATACTGTACAAGTAAATCAACAAACTACATCAGTTACTGGTACCTTAGATATTGGTCAAAACATTTCTGTTTGTGGTTATTGTGGAGCCTCACCAGGAACTTTTTATGCCGTTGCAGGTAGCGGTACAACGCCGACTGTTGTTAACGGTGAACTTAGAGTACATGCTGGTAACCAAATATTTACAAATGTTGGTTTAAGTAATACAGCTTCTGCTGGTGATTATTTTTATGAAAACGATAGCGCACAATTTCCTGACGAAGCTTATTATTGTGTTAGTATTAATAGTAGTGGTCAAGTAACGGCTGTAAATTTAACTGAAGAATGTGATGATAACCAAGGATAAAATATAAAATATGGGACAAATATTAGAAGTATCTTATTACAACTCTTTTATTTTAGCCGGTGGAACAACTTCATCCGGTAGCACAAATCAAAATCATAAACCTGGTGTTTATCATATTGAAGAAGCTAGAATAAAAGGAGAGTTTAATGGAAAGTCGGTTGACTTTGGAGCTAGAGCATACGCCACAGATGATGAGTATGGTACTAGAAGAAGATCTAACGCTATGATATATTCTGGTATATACAACTCAAAAACAAAAGTAAATAAAACTAATGAATTTCCTATAGGTGCAGCTATCACTAGATCAGTTGATATTGCACATGGTAGTATACAAAAACTACATGCTGAAGAAACTAACTTAAATATATTGCAAGAAAACAAGGTTAGTAGAGCGTTAATTGATAAAGACGCTATATTTACAGCTGAAGGTGGTAACTTAACTGTATCTGGTTCTAAAGTTATAGGCCAAGTTGTAGCATACGCTGGTAAATACGGTATAAGTACACATCCTGAAAGCTTTGCTGTATTTGGCACAAGAAAATATTTTGCTGATAAAAATAGAGGTGTTATATTAAGATTATCTCAAGATGGTTTAACTCCTATATCAGAAGCTGGTATGAAAGACTTTTTTAGAGATAATTTAAAAATAACTAACGCAAAAATATATGGTATGTATGATGAGGTATATGATCAATACTATATATCAATGCAAAAAAATAATCCATCTAGTAATATAACACATGGTAGTCAAACTACAAACGGATCAACATTATCAGCTATAACAGATTATGTAACGTTATCTTACTCAGAAAAATCAAAAGGTTGGGTATCATTACATACATTTAAGCCTAGTTTTGGTGTAAGTTTAGGTAACGAGTTTTTTACATTTAGTGGTAAAGATATTTATCAGCATTATGTAGGTGATTATAACAATTTTTATGGATCACAATATCAACAACCTTCTTATGTTAAACTTATAATGAACGATATGCCTAGCAGCATTAAAACATTTAGAACTATTAACTACGAAGGATCTAAAGGTTGGTCAATGGAATCAGCGGTAGCTGAAAGTGTAATGAAAGATGGTTACACATTTGAGACTCAAGCAGAAGAAGCATATAAAATACCGAAGAAAGGTGTAACTATAACTGATGAGAATAGCATATCTATTAACGTTGGTTTTGAGTTGAAAGAAAGTAAATACTACAAAGACTTAAGACAAAAAGTACCTTATACTAGTACAAGCTATGATATTGATTTTAATAACAATACATTAAATACTACAACTGGTATAAAAGGTTATCATGCAGAGTTTAAAATACAGTACTGGGAACCAAACCCAATACCAGGTGAAACTAAAGCAGAACTTTTTGCAGTGTCAAACGAAATAACATTATAAATAAAAAAATATGGTAACAGCAATAGCGGGAGCAGCAGCTTCGATGATTGGCGGATTATTCCAGGGATTTGGTGCTAGAAAAGCTGCCAGAAGACAAGAGCGTAGATCTAAAAAATTACAACGTGATTTAAATAGATTAGAGGCTAATAGACAAGATATTATTGATCCATCAAGAAATATAGTTGATAGATCATCGCTCATTAGTAATACTATGGGTAATTTACAAGTATCAACCCAAGCAGCTGAGTTTCAAGCTGAAGAGGCTGATTTAAGTTTAGCAAGTACATTAGATACGTTAAGAGCTACAGGAGCTGGAGCAGGTGGAGCTACAGCGTTAGCACAGGCTGCGTTAAGAAGTAAAGCGGGTATAGCTGCTACTATAGATCAACAAGAAGCACAAAATGCTAGACTAAGAGCGCAAGGAGCACAAGCAGCTCAGGCAGCTAGATTGCAAGAAGGTAGTAGAGTAGATTCAGCAAGAATGCAGGGTGATATGTTCCAGTTTAATGTTAGAGAAGATAGAGAACAAATGAAGCTAGATAGAACCGCTGGTTTACTAGATCAATCAAGAATGCAAGCTGCTAATTTAAAATCACAAGCTAGCCAAGGATTTGGTCAAGCTTTTGGAGCTTTAGGTGGCGTTGTGGCAGGTCAAGCTGCTTCAGCTGAAGGTTTTAAAAATATATTTGGCAGCGGTTAAAATAAAATATTATGAGTTATAGACATCCAAGATTTTACAAAGAAGATTATACAGGTTTTAACAAAGGAGCATCAGCTGCTTTTCAACAATCCTTTACAGACGTTAAAGGATATTTCGATAAAAAAATAGAACAGAGAAAAGAATATGAAGCTGATCTACATGCACAAGCTGATAAAATGCGTGAAGCAGCAGCTGCATCAGGTCAAGTTGGCGCTGAGTTTCAAAAGAAACTAGAAGAAAATATACAAAACTTCTTGAAAGAAGGTATGGCTGTAGATGGTATGGATAAACCTGGTTTCTTTTTTCAAAACGTAAAAGAAACTGGTAAAAAAGATAAATTAGATTTAGATAAAGCTAATGCTAATTTTAATGCTGAAATAGCAGCCGCAAACAATATAACAGATAGAGCTTTTGTTGCTGGTTTAGAAATAGATGAAGATTACGATCATGGATCAGGTAGTTATTTAGAATATGCGTCAGTTGTTAAAGCTTTACAAAGTAATTTCAAAGAAGGTGGTAACGTAGATTTTAAATATAAAGGCGAAGGTAGTAATGAGTTTGGTTTTGGTGTTACAATAAACAACCCAAGATGGAGACCTGGTGATCCTGAAGAAGAAAAGATGATAACGTATAGCGCTCAAGATGTGCAGAGACTTATCGGTGAAAATGATCCGAAAGCTAGAGCACAAATAGAAGAAAATATAAATACAGCTGTGGATTCTTTAGTTAAAACTGCTAAATCTGATTTAGATGAAAGATTTGCTAGTGGTAGAGCTAGTGGTAAAGATGGTGTATTATATAAAGGTGAAACATCAGTAGAAAACACTGTTGCTCAGTATATGAGAGAGATGAGACAACAAGATGAAAATAACCCTGATGATCCTAGTATTATAGATGATATATTTAACAATAAGGTTAAATTTAATGACAATATACGACTACAAGAATTAGAAAGAGTTGAAGGTAGCGCGGGTTTAATAGGTTTAGCAAACAATGAAGATAATGCTGAAAAATTAGCTATGTTACTAGACATGCCTCATAATGAATTATCATATTCAAAAAAGATATTAAATGAAATGGGTGTTAAAGATGTTGATGGAGCTTTAAAAACTTTAGAAGCTGCTAAGAACAACATGGTTGAAAGATATTTAAAAAACGAGGTTATGGGTAGTGGTATTGCTAGTAAATATATTGATCCTAAAGCACCAGAAAAACCTAAAGGTCCTCCCACTAAACCACCAAAAGTAGATAATTACGCTATACAACAAGGCTCAAGAACTATGGAAACAATAAATGAAACTCAAAGTGCTATAGAAAGAGCTGCTGAAGTATTACCAGGTGTTTTAGATGGTACCTACGAAGGAGGTAGTTTAATTACAGCTGCTTTAGCGCAAGATCCAAGCGTTCAATTAACAGATTTTAAAGAAAGTATGACAGGTCAAACATTTAAGTATGGTGGTACTAATGTTCCAGTAAAAGATTTTGACATTGACAAAGATGGTAATATGATATTTACTTTTGAGCGAGGTAGTGCTACTGAAGATGAGGTAGATGAAGATGGTAACAAAACAGGTAGAAAAACAAGAGTTGATTTTCAAAAAGATTCTGAAACCTTTAATATATATGATCCTGAAGATATGAGAGGCTTTTATAAAGCTATATCTCCAGAAATGGGAGGATCAACAGAGTACAGTAGAAACTTCTCATCTATAGCTTTTGATGAAAATATGGTAGAAAACTTTATTAATAGTGATGATTTTATAAGCAAAATTAGTAATCCAAAATATGAAAAATGGGTTGATTGGGTTAGTAAAAGAACTAAAAAGGTAAGTAATAAGGACGGCGATTTAGTAACAAGTTATTATGGTAGAGAAGAAATTATCAATAAAATAGCTAATGATCCAGCTATTATAAATCACATAGACCCTAATGATAAAGAAAATTACAAACCTGCTTTAGCTAAAGTTTACAATAAATTTAAAAGTGAAATAGATAGCAGAGAAATAGATAGGTTAATGTCAGTTAGAGGATTTGGCAATTAAATAATTTAATATGAATAGATCGGAATATATGAATAGTCTTGTTGACCAAGGATTAAGTAAACAAGAAATACTCAATAAACTCGCGGAATATGACGCGGGAAAGTCACAGGACCCTGCAACTGTAGAGGCGAATGTAGGGTCAAACAATACGGCCTCAAGCTCGGAGAGTGGTTCATCGGAATCACAAGAAAACAATAATCTAAGTGTTTTTGAAAACCAAAACAAAAATTACCTTCAAAGAAGAGAAGATTATATAAACGCTGAAGGTGAGTTTGATACACCTGAAATGAAAGCTATACCACTAGCAACTAGAGCTAAAAATGTTGATAAATTTGTTACAGCTCCAGATGTATCTGAATATGAAAGAGGTGTATCTTTAGATCAAGACGGCAAATCTAGAAAACAAAAAACAAGTTTTTATAATGAATTTGAAGATAAACTTAATAAACATTTAGATGCTAATTTTAATGTTACTAGAGATAAAGATGGTAACATAAACGACATAAGACATAAAACTGATACTGAAGAATATGATAGAGCTAGAGGCGAAGGTATGTTCGGTATAAAAGACATGCAAACTAGATATGTAGCTTCTAGTGATGAGGAAATTGGTAGGGCTATAAATGATGTAATTAAAAATGAGTTTATAGCTAAAGATCCTGTTTTAAAAAGAAAAACAGAAGAATATAACAAAAAAATACAACCAAAAATAGAAGCTATACGAGAAGAGTTAATACAAAAATACCAAGGTAGATTAACTTCAGATGCTAAATTTAACGAAGATATTTACGATCAAATGAACAAAGAGTTTGAAGATCGAAGAAGATTACTTGGTGAAGATTTGTATGATGATCCAGAGTTTCAAGCTAGAATTCAAAAATACGAAAAAATTAGAAACAATTATTTTGATTCTAGTATTAAAAAAATTAAAAGATTTAGAGATCCATCTCTAAGACTTTATGACAATATTCCTTATGTTGGTAACCTATTAGAGGGTATGGATAGTGCTGTTGCTGGTATGATACAAGGAGGTAAAGGTGTTGTTTTAAATAAAGAAGAAAAAGATATAACAAGTGCTCAAAAGGAACTAACTGAACTAAAAAATAAGTTAGCTAAAAACCCTGAACTTGGGGATCAAGAAAAAGAGTATATAACAGGCACAGTTGAACTTTTTGGTAAAGATGATAAAGGAGAACAAAGAACAAGAGTTAAAAAAGAAAAAGGAACTCTTAACGATCTTATAAAGAAAAAAGAAGATGAACTAGCTGAACACACAAAGAACTATTTAAGTGTTTTAGAAAGCTACGAAAAAGGAAAGGACAAACAAGCTTTGTATAGATCTTTTTCTATAACAGATGGTGATGTTGATTTAGGTGATGTTTTAGGTACTATAGGTAACGTAGCTCCTTATATGGCTGTTGCTGTAACGCCATACGTTGGAGCTCCTTTAATAGCAGCTACTTCATACGGTAATTCAAGACAAGATATACTTGCTAATCAAATGTCTAAAAAGTTAGGTAAAGATGTTTCTGAATTAACAGCTCAAGATTATGTTGATTTTGCTAAAAATAATGAAGAAGAAATAAATGAGTTTTATGTTGGAGCAGGCGCTGTTGCTATGGCTTATTTAGAAAGATTAGGTGCAACAAAAGTAGCTAGCAAAACAGCTAAAGTATTAGGTTTAGGTAAATCAGCTAATTCTCAAGTTTATGGTTCATTATTAAAAGGACATTTTGGTAAATTTGCTCAAGGTTTATCTGGTAGAGCTAAAGATGCTACACTTTCTTCAGTTTTTGAAGGTGGAACAGAGGTTTTACAAGAAACTATTGAAGGTGTTGGTAATTACCTTGGAGACGAGACTATAAACGACAAGAGTTTCAATAATGCTTTTTTAAACAATGAATATGTTAGAGCAGATGAGCTATTAGAAGCTGGAGCTGCTGGTGCTTTAATAGGTGGTATTTTTCCTGGTTTAGGTGGTATAGCTAAACAAACCACGGTTGAGTTAAGAACAGCTGCAAGGATGTTTTCTACTAAGTTTGACATGAAAAATAATTCAGCTAGAGCAGAGCAGTATTTTGATGGTTTAAAACAAGAGTTAGAAAGAAGAAAAGGATTATCACCAGGTAATCCACTACGTTTAACAGAAGCAGAGTATAAGCAAGAAATAGATTACATGCAAGATCTATATGGTAAATCTATGAGAGTTAAAGGTAACTTAGATGCTAATGTTAAGCATGATATATTTAAGTTAATGTATGAGAGAGATAACGTTAAAAAAGAATTAGCTGATCCTAACGTGGATGAGTCTGCTCATAAAAAATTAAATTCTAGATTAGTAGAAATAAATGCTGAAATAGAAAACAAACAAGGTGTTGACTTTGTTAAATCTGGCATCAAGCAACTAAAAGATTTAGGATTTACAGAAGATTTAGATATTGATGCTGGTAAAAGTCAAGCTGAACTAGAAAAAGAGTTTGAAGGTAATGAAGATGCTGTAAAAACATCTTATGGTTGGTTTGATCCTAAAACAAACAAAATGTTTGTTAATTCAGAGCTAGCGAATATGGATGGTAACGTTACTACAGCTCAACATGAATTTTTACATCCAATAACAAAAGCATTAATACAGTCTGGTAAAATTAAAAAAGAAACAATATTAGACTTAGTTAATAAGTACGATACTAATAATTATGTTCAAGGTAGAATAGATGGTGATAAGGAGACTTACACAGATGAATACATGGATAAAAATCTTGATGAGTATTTAGCTATGTTTGGTGAAGGCGTAGCCGCTAATGAAATAAATATAGAAAACGAATCAACATTTACCGGTGTTAAGAATTTTGTAAAACAAGTATTAGGCGTTGCTTTACCGAAAGCAAACATTGATTTTAACACTGTTGATGGTCTAAAAAACTTTATGGTAGAGTACAGTAAGTCTGATAGGGAAGGTAAGCTTACTGAAAGTTTAGTTAGTAGTTTAAAAGGAGTTAAGCAAGTTGGTAGAGAAGGTGAAGCTGTTATGTCATCAAGGCTAGCAGATAAGTTAAGTGAATATGGTGGTAACAAGACAAGATTAGTAAATGAAACATTAATGTCTACGCCTGACGGTAGGATGGTTGACATGCAATCAGTTCCTTTAACTGAAAGTGAGTTTGGTCAAGAGATCGGTGGCGTTGTTGAGAGTATAACTAAAAGATTATTTGATAAAATACCAAGTGATTTAACTAGAGTATTAAATGAAGATAGAGGAAAAGCTAGACAAGCTTATAAAGACGCTTTAGTATCAAAAGCAGCTACTATATTACAAAATGAGTGGGATCCAAGTAAACAACGTGGACAAAGTTTAGATAGTTGGTTAACACAGTTATTAAATCAAAGAGCTAACTCTTTAGCAACTGAGCTAGGTGTTGAACAAACGTTTACACAAGAAGCAACTGGTCAAGAGGCTACAACTGAAATAGAAACAACTCAAGAAGCAGATAAAGAATTTATTAACATAAGAGAAGGTGTATTTAGAATAGAAACTGGTAGTCCTCAGTATGAAAAAATATTAAATAAAGTAAAAGATATTATTACTAGAAAAAACCTTGTAAAAAGAAGTGGTAAAAAAGTTGTACTTGATTTTAATAATAAAAATCTTAGAAAAGATTTAAATGAAATATTTCAAAAAGAAGTAAGAAAAATATTAGTATCTGAAGGTCTAATACCTAAAAATGTAGATGATTATAAAGCTTGGTTAGGTAAGAACAAAGGTAGGATATGGTCTAAGTTATCACAAGACGTTATTAACAAAAGATTTCCAGATTTAGTTACAAAGGTTGTTGATAGACAAACAAGAAAACAATCTAAATTAGATATAAATACAAAAAACATAAATGCTGGTAACGCTTTGTTTATTAAGAACAACATTGATACCGATGCTTTTGTTGAATATTTTTCAGGTAGAGCAAGAAAAGAATCACTTGGTCAAGCTCTTGCTATAGAACTAGCAAATGATGCAACTGTACAAGTAATGGGTGATCCTGATGTTTTATTAAAAAGAGATCAAGAAGGATTAAATAAAGGTACAATGAAAAATGAATCAGCTAAAGCTGCTATGGCTAAAGTTGTTCAAAGACCTACTGATTTAGTATTTAGTAAAAAAGCAGCTGAGCTATCAGTTGGTGACGGTCCACAAAAATCAGATTATGATAAAATTATAGATACTTTTAAATCAAAAGATTTTATAGATGATTTAGATAAGTACGCGTCTGATCCTTCTGGTAAAGTAAGATCTTCTATAAAAAGAATAATAAATGAGCATTTAAGAAAAGCTGGGTTAGAAACAGTTAGTATAGGTGATATATCTAAAATAGCTGATCAAATGATACCTGGCGCTATAAAGGTAGATGTACAAGGTAATTTAGACATTGAAAATGCTGGTCAAACTATTGCAAATTATTTACTATCAACACACGAAGGTTCAAGAGAAGTCATAAGCGTTAAAGCTGGAGTTGAGGGTGGTTTTGATAAATCTGATTTAAAAGTTATAAACAATGGTAGAAAAGCCGTTAAGTCTTCTACTGAAGCAATATTAGATGGTGAAATATACGATGGTGATAAAAAGGTAAAACTAAAAACAGACCCTAAAAATCTAAAACTTATAAACAGAGCTTATGTAAATCCAGGTGACATGGGTGGTTTTAAAAGTAAAAATGGAACTACACCTGCTGATATTAAAGTAAAAGAAACTGAAGTACAAAAGAAAGACGGTCAAAAAAGAACATCATTATTTTTAAATGAAAGCGACTTTTCTAATAACGTTTCAAGTTTACAAGATCAAAATTCTTTAACAAGTAAATTAGGTTCTAAAGATGCTTATATAAATGATAAAAATGTAGACATAAATCCTAATGACTACAAACAAATAAGAGACGATGGTATTAAAGCTAAAAAAATACTACAAGATTATATTGATGATTTAAGGCTATTAGTAAAGCACGGTTACATATCAAATAAACAAGCAAGAATATTGATAGAGTCACAGTTTCAAGACACTAATGGCTTAGGTAGACAAGCCGCAGTTTTATCTTATATACCTACAAAAGGTATAGACGCAATAAGAAAGTTATTAAACATAGATGGTGATAACTTTGTTTTTGAGCATATGATACCTGCAAATAATATAGCCACATTAGCTTACAATTATATTATAAACGGTGATGCTAAATCTAAAAAAGATTTTGACGCTGAATTTAAAAACTATAAATCAGCTATTATACCAAAAGCTATAGATAATGTTTTAAAGGATAAAGGTACTATGTCTATAATGGGTATAAAGCATAAGCTTGGTCAAGATCCATTAACCTCAAGGTATGAGAATATACTAGATAATATAGAAGTACATGACCTTGAAAATGGAAATATTATAGGTGAAAATAAAGTTGTATTGTCAAAAAGCTACAAAAAAGATCAATTAATAGACAAAGCTATTGAGATGGCAAGAAGAACTGATGCGCCTAAAAAAGGAATAACAGTTATGGACTTTGATGATACTGTTGCTAAAACAAAAAGCAAAATTGGTGTAACAATGCCTGATGGTAAATTTAAAAAGATTAATGCTACTGAGTTTGCTAAAGCATCTAGCGAATTGTCAGAGCAAGGAGCTATATTTGATTTTTCAGAATTTAATGAAGTAAAAAGCGGTCAAAAAGGTCCTTTGTTTGATATTATTAAAAAACGTGTAGAAAAGTTTGGAAATAAAGATGTATTTATATTAACAGCTAGACCACAAGAATCAGCTGGTGCTATTAAGAAGTTTTTAGAAGATAATGGTGTTGATATACCTATAGAGAATATAACCGGGTTAGAAAATGGTAGCCCAGAAGCAAAAGCTGATTTTATGATAGCTAAAGCAGCTGAAGGTTATAATGATTTTTATTTTGCTGATGATGCTATAAAAAATGTTAAAGCTGTTAAAGACGTATTAGATATAGTAGACGTTAAGTCAGACATACAACAAGCTAGAGAAGATATTGTGTTTAGTAAGCGTGGTAAAAAGAGTCAAAAGTTTAATGAAATACTAGAAGAAACAAAAGGAATAAGAGCTGAAACTGAATATTCAGACGCCGCAGGTAAAGCAAGGGGTGCAAGAAAAGGTAAATTTAGTTTCTTTATACCTCCATCGGCTGAAGATCTTATGGGTTTAATGTATAGATTCATGGGTAAAGGTAAACAAGGCGAAGCACACAAAAAGTTTTTTGAAGATATGATAGCTAAACCTTTAGCTAGAGGTATAGACAGTATAAATAGAGCTAAACAAGCTTTAAGAAATGACTATGAAGCTATTAAAAAAGAATATAAAGATGTTCATAATAAACTTAAAATAGATAGTGGCTATAATAACTTTACAAACGATGTGGCTGTAAGGGTTTACTTATGGACTAAAGCTGGTATGAAAATACCTGGTTTATCTAAAACAGATATTAAAAACCTTACTGATATAGTAAAAAATGATCCTAGGATGTTAGAGTTTGCCAATAAAGTTTCGGCTGCTACTAAATTAAAAGAAGGATACATTGAACCACAAGATGACTGGTTAGCTAGCAGCATAGGTTTAGATATATTAAACATAAACCAAACAATAAGAAGAGGTGAGTATTTAAAAGAGTTTAATGACAATGTGGCTGAAATATTTAGCCCTGAAAATAAAAATAAAATTAGAGCTTTATATGGTGATAATTTTGTTGAAGCATTAGAAGATGTCATATATAGAGTTCAAAATGGTACTAATAGAAATTTTGGCAAAAATAGATTAGTAAATAATTTTATGACATGGATAAACTCTGCTACTGGTACTATAATGTTTTTTAATACGAGATCAGCGGTGTTGCAGACAATATCTTTTGCTAACTTTGTTAACTTTACAGATAATAATATATTAGCAGCTGGTAGAGCTTTTGCTAACCAAGGTCAGTTTTGGAAAGATTTTGGAACATTATTTGATTCAGACTTTTTAAAACAAAGACGTGGTGGTATGAGTCAAGATGTTAACTGGCAAGAAATAACAGACGCAATAAAAGGATCTAAAAGTCCAGTTACAAGAGCTATATCATTATTACTACAAAAAGGATTTTTACCTACACAAATAGCAGATAGTTTTGCTATAGCTTTAGGTGGTGCTAGTTTCTTTAGAAACAGAATAGGTAAATATGAAAAAGAAGGTATGTCTCCTGGTGATGCTGAAAAACAAGCATTTTTAGATTTTCAAGAGGTAGCTGAAAAAACACAGCAGTCTGGTAGACCTGATTTAATATCACAGCAGCAAGCAAGTCCACTTGGTAGAGTTTTATTAGCTTTTCAAAACGTTACTATGCAGTACAATAGGTTAGCTAAAAAAGACGTACTAGACTTAGTTAATGGAAGAAGGGAGCCTGGCGTTGATTCTTACACAAAAAGCGCTGCTATAAAAGTTGGTAGAGTTGCTTATTATATGGGTATGCAAAACCTAATATTTAATGCTATGCAACAAGCTTTATTTGCTATGATATTTGATGATGAAACTGACGAGGAAGAAAAAGAAAGATATAATGGTATAGCCAATGGTATGGCTGATTCAATACTACGTGGTATGGGTATAGCTGGTGGTATTGTTGCTACACTAAAAAACATGGCTATAAGATTTGCTAGAGAAGATGCTAAACCTGGAGGTAGAGGTGACTATGCTTACGTGTTAATAGAAGGTATTAATGTTTCTCCACCGGTTGGTAGTAAAGCAAGAAAGGTTTATAGCGCATTAAAAACATACGAGTTTAACAAAGAAGAAATGAAAAGAAAAGGTTTATCATTAGATAACCCAGCTTATGAAGCAGCCGCTAATGTTATATCAGCTGGTACTAATGTACCTACAGACCGTTTATATTATAAAATAGAAAGCATTGGCACTATGTTAGATAACGAAACTCAAGCTTGGCAAAGAATAGCGTTAGCCTTAGGTTGGAGAGACTGGCAGCTTGGTTTAACAGATGCTAAGCCTAAACCTCCTATGGTATATGATAGAAAAAGACAAAGTAGAGATTCGGGTGCAAGAAAAACTATTTCAAGAAAATCTAATTAAATTTTCACTAAAAACAAGTGATTACATACTAAGTAAAAGACTTTAACTAAACTACAAAATGCCGACAGAAATATTAGACAAACAAGTAGGAATTGATATAGACGGTGATAAAAAACCAGACATAAAACTAGACATAAAGACGATAGCTATCGTTGTGGGTTTTATAATTAGTGGCTCAATGGGTTATCAAACTTTAAAGCAGGAAATAGAATTAGCTAAAGAATTACCTGTATATGAAGTTAAAGAAACATCTGATGGGTTATTACAAAAGCAAAAGCTTGAATACTTAGAGAAAGAAATTGAAAAACTAGAAGCTAAAGTAAATGATCTAGAAAATAAAGTTTATAAAAAATGATAGCAAAATTATTATTTATATTCCTAGCTCTTAATAATATAACTCTAAAGGTAAATGGATTAACATGTAGTATGTGTTCGTTTAGTATAGAAAAGAGCGTTGAAAAGGTATATTTTGTAGAAGATGTAGAGGCTAATATAGAAGATACTACATTTAAGATAATTTTTAAAAAAAATAACTACGTAGATTTTTTTGCATTACAAAACGCTGTTGAAGATGCTGGTTTTTTTATAGATAAAGAATCTGTTATAATTGATACAAAAAATTCAAATGAGTTTTGGCAAAATAGTAATTATATAATTTGGAAAAATAATTAATGTGATAATGGAAAAAATAAGTAAACATATAAGTTACAAAGAAGGTGTGTATAGCATAACAGCTTTAAGGCTAGGTTTAAATAATGATCCCTCTGATGATCATTTACAAAACATGAAGCTTTTGGCAGAAAAAGTATTTGAACCTCTTAGAGCTCACGTAGGAGGTCCTATAAAGATAAATTCGTTTTATCGTGGACCAGAACTTAATGCTGCTATAGGAGGATCAGCTAAATCTCAACACTGTCACGGACAAGCAATAGATATTGATGACACTTATGGTCATATGAAAAACTGTGATATGTATGAATTTATAAAAGAAAATTTAGATTTTGACCAGATGATATGGGAGTTTGGTGATGATAAAAATCCAAACTGGGTGCATGTTAGTTATAATAATCCTGGTGAAAATAGAAGAAGATGCTTAAAAGCTTACCGTGAAGATGGTAAAACCAGATACATGGTAATATAGACTAACCAGAAACAACATAAAAAAATGGCAAAAAAAATAAGTGAAGATACAGAAGTAAAATTAGACATTAAAACTATAGGTTTATTAGTTGCCGGTGTAATATCGCTAGCTAGTATGTGGTTTACCCTACAAGGAGAAATACAAGAAATTAATAGCAAAGTAGAAAACATTAGTAGTGAAGAGTTTGTACAAAAAATGGAGTTTCAATTAAAGGACGAACTTGTTAGATCAACTATTATACAAATAGAAAAATCAACTGAAGTTTTAAAAGAAGATATACTAGACAATAAAGAATCAATAAAAGAATTAGAAGATAAAGTTTATAGAAGATGAAAAATTTAATAATAATACTATTTATACTATTTAGCTTTGCAGCTAAAGCCCAAGAACAGATTACTGTTATACATTTTAACTACAAGTGGAATGATAGAAATAATTATAACATTAAAGGGCTTAAAAACGCTAAACTTCAATATGCTTGGTTAGAAGAACAACCTGATCATATTAGAGAAACAATAAAAGCAGTTCCTGTTATAGTTGTTTTAGGAAAAGACGGTAAGGTAAGAGGTCAGTTTTCAGCTGATATATCGTTTAAAATTCAAGCAAAAAAAGAAGATATACAAAAGTTTATAGATACTATTAAAGACAAATAATTAATCATGCCAGCTAAAACAAAAAGAAAACCTGATGTAAGAAAAACTACTAAAGGTAAGAATAGAAACTTTAGGACTATTAAAGAAGGCGCTGGCATGACTAAAAAAGGAGTTGCGGCTTATAGACGTAAAAATCCTGGTAGTAAATTAAAAACAGCGGTAACAGGTAAAGTAAAGCCTGGTAGTAAAGCCGCTAAACGTAGAAAATCATTTTGCGCTAGATCAAAAGGTTGGACCAGCGAAAGAGGTCGAGCAGCTAGACGTAGATGGAGATGTTAAAAGTATGAAAGATAGAGGGTTAGGTGATACAGTTCACCGATTTACAAAAGCAACAGGAATAAAATCAATGGTTGATAGAGTTTCAGAAGGTTTAAACATACCCTGTGGTTGTGAAGGGAGACGTAAAGCTATGAACGCTTTATTTCCGTATAAAAAGAAATGACAAGTATAATAATTTTAATACTAGCGTGTGGTATATTTTATTTTTTATACAACGCGTTTAAAAACGATTGGTAATATGTGGGCATTATTTAAAGACAAAAACGATATTAACGAAAAAAATATTGTAGGATTTGCATCATTTATAGTTATGGTATTATTTGCTGTAGCAGATCTATTAACTAGTTTAATAGCTGATAAAGATCTTATTATTAACGAGGTGGTTTATAACTCATTTGTATGGGTTACATTAGGCTGCTTTGGTATATCATCAATAGAAAAATTTAAAAGCAATGGGAAAAATTAGTCCAGCTTGTAAAGCTGCAGCGAAAAGAAAATTTAAAGTATGGCCTAGCGCTTACGCTTCAGGTTGGGGTGTAAGATGTACAAAGGCAGGTGGACCAGGTAGAATGGGTAAGTCTAAAAAGTAATGGCTGATCCAGTTAAAGGCACAGGTAAAAAACCTAAAGGCAGCGGTAGGCGTTTATATACTGACGAAAACCCTAAAGATACAGTTAGTATAAAGTTTGCTACACCCGCAGATGCTAGAGCTACTTGCGCTAAAGTAAAGCGTATAAGTAAGCCTTACGCTAGAAAAATACAAATACTTACAGTTGTTGAGCAAAGATCTAAAGCTGCAGGTAAAAGAGAACAAGCTAGAATAGCTAAAAGATGTAAAATAGCATTAAAAAGAAAACATGGCAAGTAAAAGACCCACATGGAAAGACTCTGACGCGCCAGACGCTAAAGGCAAGATGAAAAGTTTATCTTGCTCCGCTTTAGCTAGCTGGATGATTAAGTCAAGAAAAGGTAACGTTAAAAAAATAGTTGGTAGTTTAAATCAACAAATAGTTTTTAATAGAAAACGTAATCCCAGCTACGCTGCTAAAATGAAGTGCGCTAGAAATAAAGCTGTAAATAGATTAAAGAAAAAATAATGGCATTTAAAATGAAAAGTGTAAACGATGTATTAAGTTTGCACCATACATCTAACCATAACGATAACGTCATAAAATTAGTTGATATGCCAACTGATAAACATTGGGGTTATATTGATGAGCATAAAACTATACATGTTAACAAGAATATAAAGCCGCATCAAATGGCTAAGACTATTAAGCATGAAAAAGTACATAAGAAACAAATGGAAGAAGGTAGATTAGATTTTAATAGCTTAAGGTACAAGTGGAAGCCTGGTAGAAATGCAGAGACAATAACAATACCTACAGATAAAATAGATACAAGAAGAAGAGATTTACCATGGGAAAAAGAAGCTGATCATAAGCCAGCTAATATAAAAGATAAATTAAAAAATAAGCTTGATAAAGCTAAAAATAAAGTAAAAGAAAAAACAGGTATAGGTTCTGGCAAAGATATTAATGAGTATGGCTACACTAATAAAGAGTGGAAAAACATGGACATACTTAAAAAAATTAGAATAGAAAGAGATCATGATATAAAAACTGGTAAAGTTAAAATATCAACCAAAGGTATGGGTGAATATTTAAAATTAAAAGGAGATCCAAGAGCTGATGAAGTTATAAAAGCATTAGATCCAGACGGCGTACCTTTAAAACATTGTACAATAACTAGAAACATAAAACGTAAAAAAAGATGAAAGTAAAAGCACCAAAAGGCTACCACTGGATGAAACAAAGATCCGGTGCACCAAAATTAATGAAAAACCCAAAAGGCGGTTATAAACCACATAAAGGAGGAAGTTTATCATTTAACTTCAAAATGCAAAAAGTTCATGCCAAGAAGTAAGATAAAAGGCGGAGGTACTAAAAAAGTATGTCTACCTTATGCTAAATACAAAAGCATGAGTAAAGCTGAAAGGCAAAAAGTTATACGTGCTAAACGTACAGCTGCCGCTCAAGGTAAGTATAAAAGATCTAGTAAATCAAACGTAAAAGGTGCTCGTAAAAAAGGAGCAACACTACGTGATTGGTTTAAAAAAGAACGATGGGTTAACATCGCAAACGGCAAGCCTTGCGGGGCTAAATAAAAAAAGGGGCATAAGCCCCTATTTTTTTTAACCATCACAACTCAAACAATTTGGATCCATTGCTTGATCCGCTATGTCTCCTCTCAGTACCGATTCGGTACGCATATAATATAAAGTCTTAATACCCTTCTTCCAGGCTTCTAAATGTATTTTATTAATCCATTTAGGATCTACCTGTGCAGGAAAAGCTAAGTTTAAACTTACGGCTTGATCTATATATTGTTGCCTTATGCCAGCCTGATTAACTAACTCTAGCTGATTTATTTCCTTGAAAGTTTTGAATACTTCTTTGATTGGTATGTCGTGATCTCCCAATGTAATTTTCTCTAATTGTTTTATACCTTGTATTGAACCACCGTCTTTCAAAATTTGATCCCATATTTTATCTTTATTTAAATTATGTTCTTCTAATACTTCGACCAAAGTAGGGTTTTTACGTATAAACGTACCCTTCGCACTTTGATCCGTAAATACATTAGCAGCCCATGGCTCGATTCCTGGGCTAATATTGCCAGCAAGTTTTGAATTAGAAACGGTAGGTGCAATAGCACGAAGGTGAGTATTACGGAATCCGGTACCCACACACCATAGCGGCTCACCATACGTCTCTGCAAGCGCCATACTAGCTCTTTCGCTTTCAATTTTAATCTGACTAAAAATCCTTCTTGTTTCATATTGTGCTAGTAATCCTTCAAAAGGAAAACCTTTTTGCTGTAGATATGTGTGCCAGCCTAAAACACCTAAACCAAGTGCTCTACCTTTTTCTGCAGATCTTACAGCGTTTTCAAAGCCTCTTCTATTTTTGGCTTTCTGTATAAACTCTTCTAACACGCCATCTAAAAACCATATACTATCGTATATTAAGTTTGAGTCTTTCCACTCGTGATATTTAGCTAGATTTAAACTAGATAAACAACATACAAAACTATGATTTTCATCTGTGTGTAAAACTATCTCTGAACATATGTTTGTCATAAACACTTTCAGAGCATTATCCTTATACATACTAGGATTTTGTTTGTTAACATTACCCTTAAACATAATATAAGGCTCACCAGTTGCTTTACGTTTTTGTAGTAATTTACCCCATTTACGCCTTGCAACTTTATCACCGTCTCTAAGTTTTCTCATAAACTTATCACCTATTATAGTACATTGATGTAAGTTAAGTGATTGTCTATTTACATCACCCTTTGGTTCTCTTATTTCTAACCAATCTTCCCAATCTTTATGATCTATATTTAAGTTAACTGATGCAGCTCCTCTACGTACAGCACCTTGGTTAGTAGCTAGTATAGTTGAATCATATATCTTACAGAAAGGTACAACACCATCTGATGTACCATTCATTGTAATTTCTGCACCTGACGGTCTGATCTGATTTATACCAACACCAACTCCACCACCGTGTTTAGCTAATAGCATCATTTCTAGGTTTTTAGTTCCTATGTCTAATATGCTATCAGCAACATCAATACCAAAGCAAGATATTGGTAATCCTCTTTCAGTTCCTGTATTTGACAACACTGGAGAGGCAAGACATAACCAGCCTTTCCATATGTAATCAAAAAACGTATCAGCCATTTCTGGCTTTTTTAAACGTCTAGCTACAGTTGTAGCTACACGCATATAAGCTTCTTTAGGTGTTTCGCCGTTATATAAATAACCACCTGTTATAGTTTTTTTATAAACATCTGCGTCTGCCCACTCTGGGTAATCAACGCCTTTCTTCCATCTATTACTCCACATATTATTTACCAAATATTTTCGAAATCTTCTCCTTCGTTTGCTTTGCTGTAATCTGTCGGCCTAATAGCAAAAAAGTCAGTATGGGTATGACCACCAGTAAGATGATAAAACCAATCAAGGTTTTTTGCTGCTTTTTTGTCGTAGTCGAAGAGTTCTTTATATCCGAGCTCTTTAAGTTTTTCATTTGTTCTTCTTCTTATAAATTGTTTTAAATCGTATTTAGTTAAATTTTCTAAATCACCCATTTCAAACATTTTATCTATATACTTTTCTTCTAGCTCTAACATTGTCATAGCAGCGTCTTCTATATGTGGTTGACAAGTTTTTCTAAGAAAATCTTTTTCTTCACACATATGGTTAAACAACCTACAACCCATTTTACTATGTAATGATTCATCTCTTACAGACCATTTCATTTGTTGACCAATGCCTTTAAGTAAATTGCGTAGCTGAAAACTATATAACACTGCGAAAGCAGAGTATAAACTAACACCTTCAGCAAAAGCGCTAAATACAGCTAATGATTTACCTATTTCAACAGGATCACTACCATCATAACTTACTAGATTATCAAATCGTTCAGCGGTTGCTGGCTCGTGTAAAAACGCTTCAAAGTTTTCAAGCCCGAGAGTTTCATTTAAATAACTATAAGCTACAGCGTGTATTGTTTCTTGACTTCCAAACATCATAGCCATTTGTTGTATTTCATGTTTAGGAAACCAACCTACAACTTTCTGAGTCCAGTAATCTGATACTGCACATTCAGTTTGAGCAAAGCCTAGTAGTATATTTCCTACTAAATTTTTTTCTGCATCAGTTAGTTTTTCGTTCCAGTCTTTTACGTCACCTGACATAGGTATTTCTGTGTGTAGCCAAAAAGCTTGAGCTTGTTTCAACCAACCCTCGTTATAATACTCAGGGTACTCAAAAGGTTTATATGCTATTCTGTTATCAAATAATCCCATATTAATTGTATTGTAAGGTTAAACATATATCAAATAAAAATATATAAAATACGTGATCTATTTTATTATTATCTACATCTGGATAATTTCTGTATCCAAATAAAAGCCCTGTAAATAATCCAAAGCTTAATTCCCATTTTTGTAGTTCCATATTATCTTCCTTGTCCACGGTACTTAGGACCACTATAGTACTTACCGTGTTTTTGTTTTGTGTTTCTGTTTTTACTGTGAACTCCTGGTCTTTTCTTTTTAGGTTTAAACCTATATGCTTGTAAGTTTAATCTTTTAGCCATTTAAGTTATATTTTTTAAATTTATCCATAAGCTCTTTCCAAAGTACTTTGCCTCTCATATCCCAACTCCATTTAACCCACTTATCAATTTGTCTTTCAGCATACTTACGTCTTGCTAATTGCTTTTCAACTTCTGTATTAATCTTATTGTTTCGTCGCATTCTTTTTGATTTTGTGGTTTGTACAATGTAACATTAGGTAAATGTTCTTGCACGTACTTTTTAAACATCTTCCAACGTAAAGGAAAACTTTCATTTGCTCTACCTTTACATTCAATAATAAATCCCTTACCCATGAAGTCTGGTGTATAAGATATATTTAATATTTTTTTATTACCCCTATCTTTATATTCACCTTTACCATTAGCGCATCTTTCATATGCTGAGGATTCGTAATCAAAACCTGGAAATATTTCGTATGTATGCCCTTCATAAACAGCTTGTATTCTAGCTTTTTTAAGAGCAACATGCATATACTTTTCCAAACCTGATGCAAAGGTTATCCCGTCGTAAGTAATTTTCTTACTTACAACAGGTCCTTTTTTTCTCCTAATTTTTCTTCTCATCCTCCAAACATTTTTTAGCAGCTTCAATGTACAACAGAGCATCCATTATCTCTTCTTGCACATCTGTTAAAAACATACATAAGCTTTTCTTACCTGTTTCTACTTCGTTACACATTGTTTGACCATATTTCTTTTGGCCAGTAATGCTACGATTATCCATCTTCCTTAGTACAGCTTGTACTATCTTATCTTTAGTTTTAATCTGCATCTTTAACAAATGTTCCGTTAACCATTTTACCCTTTCGTTTTGATATAACGTTGTAAGCCTCAGCTATACAAGTTTCAATATGTACGTTGTTTAAATGAGCTAAATTAGTTAGTACTACAACCATATCACCAATAGCATCAATAACTTCTGCTTGATCTTTTTCTAGTGTAGCTTTAGCTAGCTCACCCATTTCTTCTTGTAATTTGATTAATTGAGTTTTAGCGTCACCCTTGTCATATATGCCTCTTTCATCAGCCCATTGTCTAATAAGTTCAAACATTTTTAAAGGTTTTTTAGAGCATTTAACAACTTTAGTTTCTTTTGTATTAGTAAGGTTTTCAGCAAATACTGCAAAAGCCTTATTGTACACATATGATCTATCGTTGTTAAACATAGATGTTTTTACATTTTTCATTATCCAGTCTATTGTTCTTGGATTAATTATAAAATCACCGTGATCCGTTGTCCATTCGTAGCCGATCATATCAAACAACCTGCCTTTTAATTTATCTACTGGACATGGAAAAGTAGTAGTTTGTTCAGTCACATTTAAGTCCATCATAGTTTTTCTATTTAAGTTTTTATAAGGTACCATATCTACTCGGTAGCCATATTCTCGTTGTAGTGTTCTTTCTTTAGCTGATATATAATCAACGTCTTCAGAACTTTCTAGTATTTCATATTCACTTGGTGAATAACCTTGTTGAACTGTGACCCGGTTATTAAGGTCACACGTTACGCCAATTTTTTTACCAGGAATATGATATAAATAATACATCATAATTTATCGTTATAAATATGCATGTTATGTGCGTGGTGATAATACCAACCAACTGGTATTTTTAATCTCTCTGCAACTAATTTTTGTAACATACTAAAACAGTATTGATCGTTACAGAAACCGTACCAGAGATCATTAGAACGCATATAAACAGACATATTAAGTTTATCATCAACAATTGTAAATTGAACAGCATACGTACAAGGGGTATCTTTCTTGTATTTGTCATGCTCTTTACAATCGTATATACTAATAGCAGCGTGTCTAGTTTCTTTATGTTTTATTAACTTTTTGATAACATACTCTAACTGATTTTCACGTTGCCACTGCCAACCATAATTGCTATTAACTTCGCCTTTATTGTTAGCCATTCGCACCCATATTGGTGGTATTTTACCATATATTGCTCCTAGCTTTCTAATACTATTGTCGCCTGATAAATACCATTGCCACTCAGCTTCAGCGTAATCAAGTTTCCAATTACGATCTTCATTTGTTATAACATTGTCTAATGGTTTTTCAATAGTAAAGCCACAGTTAAATATAGCTTTAGTATTATCAAAATCAACACCATTTTTTATTATATAATCCCAAAGATAATTGTATGCGTGATTAGCGTTGTAAAATTTATTTTCCATATTTATTATAATAATATAATTGATATTCAGCTACCTTTTGCCATATTCTAACTCTACCATAAACTTCAGGTGTTGAACCTAATAATTTTCTATTAGGATATTTACCCTTTTCTATGTCTATATGCCATATAGGTTCTCTCCATTTAGCTTGTCTTGGTGTTATTATTATATCGTTTTCCATACACCAAAGTCTAGCTTCTTCCTCTTCAGCTGTACGAGTATAACTACCCATACCATACTTCTTATTCCCATGGAAGGCCGCCGTCATTCTTCTCGTCTAATACATTAACTTCTGGTACAAACGAACCTGATTTAGGCTCCCAAGTAAAAAAGGCTTCACCACCATTTTCACCTAAGTTTTGAAACTTAACTTTTAATACTTTTACTTTAGTATTTTTAGCTTCATAATCTCTGTGTACCAATAAACCGTGATAACTAGCATCATACCATTCACCACCACCTTTTATGTTATACATATTAGGTTCTACAATTTTACCGTTTTCTCTTGGCATTTTAGTCGGATGAGCTACTATAAATGTTAAGACATCATACTTTTTACAGAACTGCTCTATTTTACCTAGATAGTCCATAGTATATCTATTAACATCATCTGACACTGCATTAACGTCTCTAACCTTATTGTAAGGATCGATAACTAAGCATTTTATACCTTTACGTTTTACTAGCTCAGCGCCTTTACGTAGTATAGACTCTAAACTATATTTATCCATATCAATAAAATAAAAATTATCATTTACATGATTAGAAACTTCTTTCCATTTACTGCCACCTATTTCACCAGGCGATGGCATATCACCCCAACATTTACGCATAAGTTTATGTGCATGTAAATATATTGGAGCATTTTCAGGGCTAGCAAATGCTGTTTTCCAACCATATAATTTATTGTAACCTACAACCATTTGATCTACAAAATCAGACTTACCAGATGATGGTATACCAGTTACAGTAATAAATTGACCTGTATAAGTACTGAATATACTATCAAAATTAGGTAAACCAACTTGATAACCAGGTTTAAAACCATGCTTAACAAAGTCTTTTAAATCTGATTCTACGTTTTTTAATGTGGTTACATTTTCAAGTGGTACTTGCTGCGATGTGTGTATAGCAGAGCGCAACTGCTCTGACCCATACTTTATTAAATAATCGTTCGCATCTTTACAATCTTCAAAATCAACTAGATAACATATTTCAGCGCCTAACCTACGTATAAGCTCTTGCTTTAACATAGTGCCAGGTTCATCAGCATCAACTGCTATAATTACTTTTGTTTTATCTTCAAAGTAATCTATACAATTATCTAAGTAATCTAAGTTATTGTTATTTAATGTAGCACCATTTGGAACTGATACAACGTTTCTTATACCAGCTTCATGTAATGATAAACAATCTATTTCACCTTCAACGATAACACATTCATCGTGACCAACTATACTGTTAATATTATAAAATACTTTTTCAGCACCTTTATATAACTTAAAGTTTTTAGCACCATCACGGTACTTAATATTTATCAATTGGTTACCAATGAAATAATTAAATTTAATTGTGTTCTCTTCCTTACCAGTTTGCGGCATAAACTCAGGACCCTCAGAGACGTTTAGATCTTCAAGGGTCGACTGAGATATACCTCTAGACTTAAACCATTCTACAACTTTACTACTAGGAGCCTTGTGAGTTTTTGTAGAAAAACTCGGCATAACGTATTCACGCTCGCTGGATCCCTTACGCTTGTAAGTGTGTAGTTGATAAGTTGAATTACAGTTATGGCAAGTACCGAGACCACGTTCCCAGTCGTATGAAGAACATTTCTTCTTACGATTTTCAGGTTTCCTATCGTGAGAACACAAGGGACAAATCCCCTGTGTTTTACCCACGCTAAGATTATATTGATTGAACTCGTCAATCAAAAAGCCATTGATCTCTTTATCTTCTACTTGCATCTATAATATTTAAAACGGTAAATCATCTACTGGTGCAGCTGTAGCGCCTCCTGCTGTAATAGGTTGTGCTACTGGCTGATCTTGCCTTGGAGCAACAGCAACATTAGCGCCGTTAGTCCAAACAACTTTTACGTTACCAAGATAAGTCTTTTCAGTCTTAGCATCTCTTTCCTCTTTAGTTTGTTGAACTACTACAGGACCTTGATTACCAAACTGATCTTGCTCATCGTTTAACGTAATAGTAATTGGTAAGTATTTACCTTTCTTGCCTTCGATAATTTTATCTTTAGGTATTTTTGTAAGGTCAATACTTGTAGCTATTATACTCGCCATATTAATAAGTATTTAATTGGTTAAACATTCTGGTCATCTGTTGCTTTGTAGCTCCAGTTAACCTTCTCAAATTGTCAACAGCTTTTACGTGCGATTGATTAGTGTAAAAATTGTTAACGCTTGTATTCATGCCAGTTACGTCGCATGTTCTTTTTCTTGTTCTAGCCATAATATTTAATTAAAGTGTTTTGCTTATGAAATATTGTTTTGGATTAAAATCCTTGGTTTTATAGAACAGCTCATAAGCTTGTTCTGCTCTATCAACCTTATCTTTGCCCGAAGATAAAAACTCAGGCGAACAGTCAAACACACCTAACTGATGTGTTGTCTTATCTATTGCAATAAACACCATATCATAACCAAATAACTTTTGGTATATATATGCTTGTGAATCGTAATTATAACGATAAGCACTGCTCTTAAATTTATTTATGTCCGCGGTTGTTTTAATGTCAACTATTAACTGATCTGTGTGGTTGATAATATCTGCTTTTCCTTTCCACATATACTTTC